ACTGATGACCGGGCTCCAAATCCTTATGGTCCAGATGACTCCGAACAACGTCCGCATGGTTGTCGGCCTGGACCTCACCACCATCCAGTGGGACACGATCGGGGGCATGCGCCAGAACTTCAAGGTCATGGCCTTGATGGTGCCGCAATTCCGAGTCGACGCCGACGGAAACACCGGCGTCATTGTCGGCTCCGTCTAAAGGGCCGGGAACGAAAGCAAAAACCCCGAAGAGAAATTATGGCAAAATACAGATTGGTAAAAGGGGCCGGAGCTCATACCGGCCACAAACACGGAACCCGGCTTTACCGGGCCGGCGAAATCATCGAGGAAGATGCGGACCTTGTGGCCCTCTTTCCCGGCAAGTTCGAACTCGTCGAGGGGGCTCCTCCCCAAGACACCGGAAAGGACCCGGACCACTTCGAGGAAACGACCTTCGATCGGACTCCCTCTCCGGAGGCTCCCGTCCTCCCGTCGGAAGAGGTCGGATCGGAAGAAGTCGCCGGAGACGAGGAATCCGACGAAACAAACGACGATTCCGAGCCCGTCGAGGAAATCGAAGACCAATCCGGAACGGCCCCGAAACCGGCGCGGGCTTCCGGTTCTAAAAAGACCGGAACGGCTTCCCGTTCCCGGAAAGCCAAGTAAGTGGGGATTCGCGCATCAGAGGAGTCGGTGGCCGCGGTGATTGAGGTCGACGAGGACATCCCTCTAGACCCTTTCATCTCGGCCGCCTCCTCTCTGGTGGATCGGCTGGAGAAAGTTGCGATCCAGAAAAATCTTCTCATCGATGATGAGGACGGAAAGTCCAGGGACGAGAAGCTCGCGGAGATAGAGACTTGGCTTGCGGCCCATTTTTACGCGATGAGGGACCCCAGAGTCGTCTCGGAGGGGGCCGGGCCGGTTAACGCAACTTACCAGAGCGCCGTCGCCCTCAGGCTCATGTCCAGCCAATACGGGCAAATGGCCTGCACGCTGGACGAGACCGGATATCTCGAAGCCGTCAACTCCGGGAGGCCGGGAGGTCCCCGGAAGGTCGGAGTCTTTTGGGGCGGGAAAAATCCTTGCAGCTGAAATCGCGGAGGCCGTGAAAAGTGAAAGCTTGCGTCAAGCCGGATTGGAAAGGAGGCGATTGCTACATAATCGGCGGTGGTGCATCCCTCCGCGATTTCGATTTCCGTTGGCTTTCCGGCAGGAACACGATCGGAGCTAACGATGCTTTCCGATTAGGGCATCTCGTTTGCCAAAAGGCCCTCTTTTGCGATTGGAAATGGTGGAAGATCAACAAGTGGGATTTCGAGAAATATGCTCTCTCCGGGGGAGGAGCCTATTCCCTGAACCCGGACACCGCCCGGTTTGACATTCCGTGGCTTCATCAGTTTGTCCGGCTCGATGAGGGCATCTCGGACAAGCCGGACACGCTCGGGATGAATTTCAGCACGGGAGCCGCAGCCGTCAACTTGGGAAGTCTACTCGGAGCGAAGAGAATCTTTCTTCTCGGGTTCGACATGTGCAAGAGCCCTCGCTGGAGCGTTACTCACTGGCACAACCATCGGGCCGGCGATACGCCACCGGATTCCTACGAGAGATTCGTCAAGGGGTTTGGGACCGTGGCCAAGGGAATGGATGCCCGGAAAGTAACCGTCCTCAACGTCACGGACGGCACTTCGAAGTTGCCGTGGTTTCGAAAAATCTCCCCGGAGGAGATGAAAAGGATGTCGAAGTGAGCCTGATCAAAAGAATGCGCAGGCAGAAAGCCGTCCTTTGGGTCAGGTCTGAGTCCCCGAATGATTTCGGGAAATTCTCTTTCGATTCTCCGATCGAGATCAAGTGCCGGTGGGACGACAAAATAGGACAATTCAAAAACAAGGAAGGGCAAACGTTTTCTTCCCTGGCCGTTGTTTACGTAGACCGGGACGTGAAGATCGGGGACAAATTGAAGAAAGGGACTTTGGATTCCCAGACCCAGAGCGACCCGACCAAAGATCAAAATGCCTATGAGGTCAAGGCAGTTGAGAACATTCCAAACCTCCGCAACACGGAAACCCTCCGCATAGCCAGGCTCTAGTTATGGCGAAATCTAACAATCCGGCCGTGGTGGGAGTCGAGGACGTGATCAAGAATATGGCCGCGGTCAAGAAGTTCCTCGGCCCTTCCGCGGAGCAAGGATTGAAGTTGGCCGGACTTTACCTCCAGAGAAGGAGTCAAATGGTTGTGCCGGTAGACACCGGAGTTTTGAAAGCCTCCGCCTACACCAGAGCGGAAGGCTCCCTTTGGTCTACAATGGTCTTCGTTGGATACACGGCTCTCTACGCGATGTGGGTCCATGAGAACGTCGAGATGAAGAACAGGGGAAAACCCCGCCGCCCTCCGCACAAGGGCAACTACTGGGACCCCGCCGGCATAGGCCAGGCCAAATTCCTGGAAGGTCCGGCCAGAGACCCTCAGGTGAGAGCGGAGATGTTCAAAATTTTCCAAAATACTTGCCAGGCCAAAGGAGGCAGGGAGTAGATGCACTCTCCGGCCTACATCGTCCGTGCTCTCTTGGTTTCTGCTGGGCTGGCTTCGAACTCGAAGACCGAAGATTGGTCCTCCTTCACCGGTTTCTTCCCGGAGGAGCCGGACTCCGCGATTTGCACTTACGATACTCCGGGCATCCACGACGGCAACATCATGGCTTCCGGGGAAGCGGTGATTCATCCGGGAGTCCAAATTCAAGTCAGGTCTTCCGATTACTCGGCCGTTCGGGACAGGGCAGACTCGATCGCGAAGGCTCTCGACGCCGTCAACTCTTCTTCCGTGGCCATGGCTGATCCTTCGGAATCCTGGACGATCCTCGCCGTTTCCAGGCAAGGAGACCTTTTGAATATGGGGATGGAGCCGGACGACGACAGAAGGCGCCATTACTTTGCCGTGAACGTGACTTTAACTTTGAGAAAGGAATAGAAAATTATGCCAACTTGGACACCAGATCAAGTCAGAATGGACGACGGCTTTTCGACAACCATCGAGTTCGAAAATGCTCCCACGATCAAACTCTACGAGAAGGAAGTGACTCCTCCTCCCGTGACCGGGGGAGGCCCGATCGACATCACGACCATGCGCAATCTCGCGTGGATGACCAAGAGCCCGAAGAAGCTCAAGGAGCTTGGGCAGATGTCTTTGGTTTGCGCCTACGCCTCAGCCGTCTATCCGGTAGTTCAGTCCCAGCTCCAGGTCAACCAGAGGATTCTGGTGTCCTTTCCGAACGGAGCCCATCTGCGGTTCTGGGGCTGGTTGGAAAGCTTCTCTCCGGCAGCCCTCCAGAAGGGAGAACAACCGCAGGCCACCGTGACCATCGTTCCGTCCCTCCACGACACGAACGGAACGGAAGTGGCCCCGGAATACCTGCCTCCCGGAGTGGGGACTGAGGGGACCTGATCTTTCGGCCCGAAGATAGCAGAGCATGAAAAACCTCTCGTTCAAACGAAAGAAAAACGTCCGGCCCGTCCAACTCGAAAGCGAAGACGGAACAGTCAAGGAATACGAATTGCGCGAGCTCAAATCCCTGACCCGCGACAAATTCCTGGACAGGTTCACGGCCCGTCTCCAAACGGATTCCGCCGGCAACGTCATCGGCATAAAGCCCGGTAAATACGAGGGCATGCAAGCCGAGCTTTTGACCATTTCTCTCTTCGAGGCCGGGTCCGAAACTCCGGTCGACAAAGCTTTCGTCGACGAATTGCCGTCCGTCGCGACCGGGGAGCTTTACAAGGCGGCTCAAATCCTGAACGGATTGCGCAAGGCCGACGAATTCAATTCCCTCCTGGCCGGCAGGCTGGCTGGATGGCTGGCCAAGGAAAAGGGAATCGTCGGTGTCGAGACGGAGGAGCTTGAAGCCTTCCTGGACTCGGCCGAATCTTCGATCAAAAACTCCGGCGATGCCAAGGAAAGCGAGCAAGGAGCCTCTTAGCGGGGAGAGATTGGCTTGGTTCGAGCTGGCATACCATTTGAGGATGCCGGTGGAAAGGCTCCAAGCTGAGATTACTTATTCCGAATTCCTGGAGTGGCAAGAGTTCCTGGTCTTGGAAAGAAACAAGGCCAGGAAATTGGACTATTATTTGGCCCAAATCGCGGCTGAGGTCAGAAGGGGAATGGTCAAGAATCCGAACGAGGTCAAACTGTCCCAGTTTTTGCTTCGGTTCGCGACCAAGGAGGAGATCGATGCGGCCAGCGCCGAGGAGTATAAGGCCCAACGGGCCACGCTTTCCATGGCGGCTTGGTTTTCCCTTCTCGGGATGGACCCGGAGAAATTGAAAGGAGTTGGAAATGGCTGATGCGTCCGGCTCCGCGGGAGGTCTTTTAGGGACCCTTTACATCAGGTTGACGGCCCAGACGGAGGACCTCGACAAAAAGATGGACGCTTCCGAAAAGAGCGTTAAGAAGCATTCGGAAGGGATGGAAAAGGCCGTCGAGGGAGTGAAGACGGTTCTCGAAGCCCTCGGGTTGGCTTGGGGGGTCCACGAGTTGTTGGAGTTCGTCGAGGGTGTGATCAAAGGGACGGACGAGCTGAAGAAATTCTCCGTCGAGCTCGGGATCAGCATCGACAAAGTGGCCGGGCTGAAGTTTGCGGCTGACAAGGCCAATATAGGAGACGAGTTCGCGCGCGGGATGAGGGAGTTCTCCCGGCAACTCCGGGAAGCCCAAGTCGAGGGCTCCGCGGCGGAAACTCTCTTCAAAAACATCCTTGAAGTGGATCCGAAGCAGACCGTAGACAAAGCTTTCGACCAAATCATCTCCAAATTCTCCGAGTGGCAGGACGGAGTGAACAAAACCGGCGTGGCCCAGGAGCTTTTCGGGATTAGGAACGCCAGGTTCATCAATTTGTTGAGCCAGGGATCGGAAGGCATCAAAAAAGAGGTCCAGGAAATGGCCGACGTGGTCGGGATGTCTTATGAAGAGGCGGCCAAGAAGTCCGAGGAATACGAAGAAGCCACCGTTACTTTGAAGTATGCGGCCCAAGGTTTGGCTATGGCTTTCTTGGAAGAAGCCCTGCCGTCGATGACGGATTTCAAGAAGCTCATCGCCGATTTCCTGCCCCAGCTTCGCGACGTTGCCAAGGTCCTCGGGGAATCCGTTCCGTATGCACTCGGAATAACCGTCGGGGGATTCAAATACCTTCTTGAAGGCATCAAAGTTGTCGGGACCGGAATTCTGGGACTAGTCGAGGGCCTGATGAAGCTGTCCCGTTTCCTGGCGGAGCAACTTGTCCAAGCTTTCGAATTTTGGGCCAACGCCGGCATAAAGGCCGTCAACTTTTTGATCGACGGCATCAATTCCATGTCGGAAAGGCTGCCGGATTGGATCAAAAGGCAACTCGGAATTTCCGGCCCCAGCTATGTGCCGAAGCTGGAACTGTTCTCCCTCGGGAAACCGAACGGGCTGGACGAATGGATCAATATTGTTTCGGACGCCAGAAAGGACCTCCAAACCCAACTTTCCTTGGACTTTAAAAAGACTGCGGAAGTAGTCAAGGAAGGAAACAAAGAGGTGAAGGATGCTCTGGAGTCTGGTCCGGGAGGGCTGAAATCCAAGACTCAGGCTCCGAACGTTCCGCAACTCAAGGACCTCAATACAAAGCTCCAGGATATTGTGGGAGACAAGCAGTTTGCGACTCTTCACTCTTCCTTGAGAACTCAAATTGGGCAGATAAGCGGAATCGAAGGCGATTCATTCGGATCTTACCGATATCAGGAAGAAACCAAGATGGTCGACATGCAGCTGAAGGAAATCCAAAAAATCAGGGATTCCCACATCAAGCTGACGGAGACTCAAGAAGCCCGCCTAACCGAAATAGAAAAGCTGTATTCCCAGAAACGGAACGCGATTGCTCTCCAGGAAACCCATCTCCGCTTGACCACCGCGTCCGACATGTTCGGGAACTTGGCCGACATCTCGAAGGCTTGGGCCGGCGAGCAGTCCGGCATTTACAAGACCATGTTTGCCATGTCGAAAGCTTTTGCGATCGCAGATGCGACCGTCAAGATTGCCCAAGGAATTGCGGCCGCGGCGGCCAACCCCTGGCCGTTGAATCTCTTCGCGATGGCTTCGGTCATAGCCGCCACGGCCAGCATTGTATCTTCCATCCAAGCCGTCCAGTTGGAGTTTGGAGGAGGAAAGGCAGCCGGAGGTCCGGTCTCCTCCGACAAAGCTTATCTGATCGGGGAAAAAGGACCGGAGATGTTCGTGCCTTCCGGGGCCGGAACGATAGTCCCGAACAACAAGCTTGGAGGGAACGTCCAAATCAACGTCAACAATTACGGAGCCGACGTCTCCGTCGACAAGACGGAAACCGACAACGAAACCATCTATGACGTCACCGTCCGACGAGTCAAGAAGGAGTTTGCGGCCGACATCCAAAGCGGAAACGGGCCGGTCCCGAGAGCCCTTCAGTCCGCGTATCGCTTGAGGAGGGGGCAGGCATGATCATTCCGATTGCGAACGTCTGGCCCGTATCCGTTCCTTTGCCTTTGGTCGGATTCGGAGGAAAGGTCGCGGTCCCGAGCCTTTATTCCCCGAAGAATTCTCCTCTTTTCGACCGAAGAAAAAGATTCAAAAACAACTATTCGGCCATGGCTTTGAATTGGAATTTTTCCGACGAAGAATTTTCTGCCTTCGAATCTTTTTTCGCCCACGATTTGGGCAACGGCACTTCCAGATTCTCGATCGAGCTCAGGTTTCCCGACCCCAACAATTTGACCAGTTGGGTTGCCAGATTCTCGAACGGCTACTCCGCGACCAGGTCGCAGGGACGGTGCGCAGTCCAGGCTTCCGTGGATTTGGACAGGCCGGTCGTTTTGTTATGATTCCCTGGCCGGACAATATTCCGCTCCCTGCAGAGTCCCGGTCTGAGGCCGTCGATCCGGCTTCCCAATCGATGACCATGATCACCGGGAGGACCAGAAAACGAAGAACGAATTCTGCTCCGTTTTCCGTGGTCAATTTCGGATGGACTTTCACGGAAAACCAGTTCGCGTTGTTCAAGGATTTTTTCGAGAACGACCTCCAGAACGGCACTCTTTCCTTTTACTTCTTGGGGAGGGTTTATTGCTTTGCGGAGCCCCAATACAGCGTCAACTCTTCCGACAACGTCGTCCAGGTCAGGGCTTCCGTCATGAGGTTCGGAACGGATTTCTCGATTGGAGACGGAGGAGGTGGCATTGATCCCGTTCCCCCGCCGGTCCCTCCTCCGGGTCCTCCTCCGGGACCACCCCCGCCTCCGCCCCCAACGGAAGCTATTCCGTTCAAGATGTTCGACGGTCCGGTCAATTTCATCACGGCTTCCGGGTCCAACGTGTATGTTTGCGGGAGGTTCACAAAATACGGAAACGACGTCGAGGGATGGACTCCGTGCAAGGGCATCTGCAGGATTCTCCCGAGCGGGGATTTGGACCTAACCTTTCGGCCCGGAGGAGTCGACGGAGGAGGCTTCGACATCTCCGCGGGTTTCTTCGCTCCGACCCAACTCCAACCGACTTTGGACGGAGGAGTCTTTTGCGGCATGTCCCATGCTTTCCATCCGGAGCCTCTACTTTATTCGAGGCGAGACGTCGTCGACATCACGATACCGGACCAAATGTCTCTGAACGGAGTCCCGGTCCCTCCGCTCGTCAGGCTCAACAGGAACGGAGATAGGGATTTGAATCTTAATACAGATCATTTGGTCGCCGCAGCCGCAGCCCCGAAATTCTCCTCGTTCCACATGTTCGAGGCCGTCGGGATTTATTGGACCACTTACAACAAAAGCTTTTCTTCTATCGAGGTGGCCGGAGACGAAACCCATCAACTCGAACTGGGCGGAGATAATTTACCCGTTTTGGAAGCTCGGAGATTGGACGGGACTTTCATACGAAGGGCCTGGCGCCCGTTCGACTTCGGAGAAGGAGGGCTGCCGTGGAAATGGAAGGTGTTCAACGTCTGGCAATGTTTCTACGACGAAGAGGTCGGGCTGCTGCATTGGTCCGGGATGGAGCAAAATTCGAAATCTCTCAGCGGCGGCCCTTTGACCATGAGCGAATTTGGAAATTCGTCCAAGTGCAGAAGGTATGCTTGGCTTTGTTCCGATTTGAATATGCCGTTCAGTGTGCCCGGAGTCTTTACTTTCACGGCCGGATTTATTTTTTACGAGCCCGCGAACTGGGTTGGTTTCGACCAGACCGGCGTCGACGCAAGTCT